ATGAAAGCCCTGCTCGAAGAATCCGATCTTAAAGCCTGGCTCGGCTTCCAACGCCGCACGGATCTCGAAAACTACCTGCGCCGCCAGAAAATCCCGTATCTTTACGGCAAGGGGAACCGCATCTGCACGACAACCGACGCGATCAATGCACGGTTGCTCGATCGACCGACGCCGAACGTTGGAGAATCCGGAGAAATCGAGTTTGAATAATCAGCCATGGGGAGAAAGCGCAAAACAGACCAACCGCTGCCGAAATACGTCTACACCGGCGCGAAGCTCCGGAACGGCAGCGTGTTCGGCGAGGTCGAGATCGACCGGCTCACCCCAGGCATCGTCCGGAAATTCATGGACAGTCGTCCGGCCAAGATCACTGCCAACCGGGAACTCGCGTTCATGTCCACGGCGTTCGCCTGGGCCTACGAGCGCGACATCGTCAAGATCAACCCGTGCCAGGGCGTCAGCCGCAACCCGGAAAAGCCTCGCGACGTCTACGTCACCGATGCCGATTACCGGCTCGCCGGCGAGCGCTACCCGTACCTTCAGCCGATCATGGAACTCGCTTATCTCTGCCGATTGCGACTCTGCGAGATCCTTGATCTCACGAAAGCCAACATCAAGCAAGACGGCCTTCTCGTCGTCCGTCGCAAGGGGAGCCGCGGCAATATCACTACCTGGACGCCGAGACTTCGCGCCGCCATCGACCAGGCGCTCGCCCTGCCTCGCAAGATCGCCCAATTCCACGACGACAAATACCATTTGATCCCGTCGCGGGATGGTGGCCGCCTCTGCGAAAGCTGTGACCCGTCACTTAGTTTGAGAGATCCGGTTTATTCCGGCGTATTCCGGAGTATTGTGATTTCAATGGGTTACGAGATCGGCCCAAAATTGGCGCGTCACATAAAATTGGCGCCGCGCCATTGGGGCGTCACATAGATTGAGACTTACAAATGGCGCCCGAGCCAAACGGCGCGGCCGAGAATGTGGACCTGGTCTAGCCGGTCGCGGGGTACGGTCTGAACCTCGTAGGCGGGATTGTCACTCTTTATATATATGTCGCCTGTAATCATCCTTTGAAGGCGCTTTACGACGAGCCCATCGTCGGTTCGCAATACATAGATTCCATCGACCGTGATCCCTGGCGTCGATAGATCGACCAGGACGATATCGCCGTGAAATAAATTCGGCTCCATCGAATCCCCCTTGACGGTCACCAGGGCCAGCTTATCGGGTTGCATGCCCATCTCCCGAATCCACGACCGCTTGAACGCCAGACGATCCCGCACCCGGTCCTCCTCGCAGATTGCGCCATATCCGGCACTCACCTCGGCGTCATAGCGCGCGATGAAAACGAATTCCTCGGGGGATAGGGTCTTATACAAGGTGCGTCTTTCTTCCTGAATCATGTCTTCCATTCTCTCCGAGGTGCGCATTGGCCCCTTTCCGGTGGCCACCCAGTCCAGCGAAACGTCAACACCTGCCGCCAGGCTAGCGATCACTGCGAACGGTGGTTCGCTGCCGCCCTCCGCCTTCCGTTTCGTGTATCGACTAAGCATATCTGCGGATTTTCCCGCCACAGATGCCGCATATTCTTTGCTTGGATAAAGGTCGATCACCGCCTTTATTCGACTTTCAAGTTCACCAGAGGAACTTGAAAACGAATTTTCAACTTCTTTTTTCCCTTTCAAGTTTGTTATCCGGTTGATTTATATTGTGTTTTATCGAATTACTGCAAAAGGTCGGCTGCCCCGAACTTGAAACTGAATATCTGCTTGCCACGCCAGCACATCTGCACTATCCTTTCTACTCATGAGCAGAAAACGACGCCAACATGAGACCGTTCTTGAACTCCTGCGCGATCCGCAAAAACGCCGCGCATGGATCATCTATCAACTCAGTCTTCAGGGGAAAACATTAGCCTCTGTGGGGCGCGACCTCAGGGTCACGCGAGGTGCCGTATACGCCGTGTTCAAAGCGCCTTATCCAAAAATGGAAAAGGCGCTCGCAACGGAGCTTGGCGTCGAGCCGAGCTTCCTATTTCCAGAACGGTACGACGAATTTGGGAAGCCAAAACGTCCGCGGGACGACACTCGCAAATCTCCCCGCATGAGCGGAAAGAATAAAGCCCAAAAAACGGGGCGTAAAGGCAAAAAGGAAGACGCATGACCAACCAACCAAGAGCGCGCCGGCTATGAAAGAGTGGTTTTCAGCGAAGGAGTTGGCCGGGTTGCCTGGTGTGCCGGGCACGGTGCAGGGGGTCAATAGTCTGGCTGCCCGTGAAAATTGGCAATTCCGCCAACGTGAGGGGCGAGGTGGTGGGCGGGAATACCACCTCTCATATCTTCCTGCGGTTACCCGTGACCACCTAACCCGAAGCACCATCAAGACTACGCAAACGGGTGCCGCCGAAGCCGGCCGGCTCGCGGCCAAAAAGCTCCAATTAACCGAAGACATGGCCGCCAAGGCCGAACATCTGCGGCGCGAGCAAGCCCTCGCCGGCTCCATGTCGCTAACCGGCAAGGCGGCCGAGCGGGATACCGCGAAGCACCTCATCCTGAGTGCCTACAATACCTACTGCCTACATAAATCTGGCAAAAAATCCGTCGCCGTCGAATTCTGTGTCGCCTACAACCGCGGCGAGATCGAGGTCGATTCCGACGTCCGCGCGCTGATCCCGAGCCTCAGCTACCCAACGCTGTGCCGGATGATCAAGGCGGTCAAATCGGGCGAGCACCTCGGCGGGAAGTACGGTCACCGGCGCGGGCAAACCCTGATAGACACTCAGCCGGAACTGCGGAAATACATCCTGGCGCTCATGGCCGACAAGCCGAATGCCAGCTACAAACTGATTTACGAAGGCGTTCGCGCCCATTTTAGAAATCATCCGGACATCAAGATCCCGAGCCTGCGCCGCCTCGAAATCTGGTGCGGCGCATGGAAAGAGCATCAGGCCGAGATCTACACCTCGGTCACCAACCCGGACGCCTGGAAAAGCAAATGGATGGTCGCCGCAGGCTCCCTGAGTGCCGATGCGCCCCACGTCAACGCCAAATGGGAGATCGACTCGACCAAGGCCGACCTGCTCCTGACCGATGGCCGGTATAACCTCCTCTGTCTGATCGACGTCTACAGCCGGCGCGCCAAATTCCTAGTAGCCAAGGTCTCCAAGGCCACCGCCATCGGTCTCCTGATCCGCCGCGCGATCCTCGACTGGGGTGTTCCCGAGAAGATCAAGGCCGACAACGGCCAGGACTACCGCAGCAAGCACATCGCCCGCGTGTGCAGCAATCTCGGCATCCAGCAAGACTTCTCGGACTACTTTTCGCCCTGGCAAAAAGGGCATGTCGAACGCGTGATCGGCACGTTCAACCACGGGCTGTCCGAGCTGCTGCCGGGGTTCATCGGGCACGACGTCGCCGAGCGGCAAGCCATCGAGGCGCGCAAGGCCTTCTCCGATCGGCTGTTCAAAAAGGACGGCACGGTCGAAATCCGTATGAGCGCGGCCGAATTCCAGGAATTTGCCGACCGCTGGACCGACACGATTTACCACCACACCCCGCACGGTGGCCTGAACGATAAAACCCCGTTCGAAGTGGCTCAAGCCTGCCGTGAACCGATCCGCTGGATCGACAACGAACGCGTCCTGGATCTCCTCCTGGCCGAAGCGCCGGGTGATGGCTGGCGCACGGTCACCAAAAAAGGCATCCGGATCGACAACGATCTTTACATCGCGCCGGAGCTGGAGCGGTACATCAACCAGCGGGTGCAAACTCCTTACGACCCGTTCGATTTGGGGCGGATCTACGTCTATGCCCACGACCGTCCGGAAGACCCGCTCGACCCCAATGCCACCAAGCCCGGCCTCCACTTCGTCTGTGTCGCCGAGTGCCCGGCCCGCCTTGGCATCAGCCGCGAAGAGCATGCCGCCAAGGCGGCGGAAATCCGCGAACGGCAGAAACAACGCGTCCAGGAGGAAAAGCGCAAGCTCAAGCAGCTCTCGCGCAAGATCGGCACCGACTCGGTGGTCGACGAGATTCTCGAACACAAGCGCCAGCAGGCGGCCGCCAAGCTGGTCCAGTTCCCGAAAAAGAAGATCGAGCACCGCACGGCCGGCATCGAAGCCGCCAAGCAAGCCATTGCCATGATGCGCGACCCCAGCGACCGCGAACTCACCGTCGCCGAAGTGGAAGACATGCAGGCTAGGACCCAGGCCGCGCCGACGACCGTCCGGCCCATGTTCGAATCGATGTTCCAGCGGGCCTTGTGGACCGCGGAAGTGATGATGGGCGACCGCCAGGCCGAACTCTCCGGCGACGATCACGAATTCATGCGCGAATTGCGCAGGCTGAACCCGGCGACCTACCGGTCCGCCGAGGACATCCTGAACCTGAAATACGAGGACAGATGGGACCAGTACAGCGCGTTTCGGCGCGCTGTCGGCTGGCCGGAAGCCAGACGCCCCAAGGGTTAGGGCAAAAAAAATCCCCCTAGGGCGGCTACCCGAACGGGGGACTTTCATAAACAAGTGGAGAAAACTATGCGTTACAAAATCGCACCTGTCAAGAATATCGCTCGGCTCCGGGATGCCTACGGCGCCCTCGAAACCGCAGCGCCCGGCGTGCCCCGCATGGGGCTGGTCTACGGATTCACCGGGGCCGGCAAAACCACGGCCATCACCTGGCTGATGAACCAGACCAACGCCATCGTGGTGAAAGCCTCGCCGACCTGGACGCTGAGCTCCATGCTCTCCAAGATCATGATCGAGATCGGCATCGACCCCCTGCGCCGCGCCGCCGACATGGAGGACATCATCATCAAGACCATGCAGCGGGACAGTCGGCCGCTGTTCGTGGACGAAGCTGACGCCTTCACCGATCCGGCGGTCCGGGGCGACCGCTCCTACGCGATCCTCGAAACCCTCCGATCGATCCACGACATGAGCAAGATGCCCGTGATCCTGATCGGCATGGACGGCATCGAGCGCCGGCTCGCCAGCCGCCACCAGTTGATGCGTCGCATCTCGCAATGGATCAAGTTCGAAAAGGCCGACTTCGAGGATGCCCGCACCCTGGCGGATGCCATTTGCGAGGTCAGGATCGAGGACGACCTATTAGAGCGTCTGCTGGACGCCTCGAAGGGCTCCGTCGGCTTGATGATGGTCGGGCTCGCCAACATCGAGCGCGCGGCCAAAGCCAATAGCTACAAGTCCATTGGGCTGGACACCTGGGGCAATCGCCCCTTCAACCTCCGCGGCGCGATCTCCCAAGGGGCCGGTTATGAGGGCGACTGATGGCGAGACAACCCGGCGCGTTCTCGAAAGCAAAACCCGCGCGGGATGCGAAGCAACGGGCCTGGGCCACGATGCGCCGACATCAGCAGTTCACAGTGGCGGAATTGCAGGCGCTGGCGGAGATCGGCAAGGACAACGCATTGAAATACCTCAAGGCGCTGGCCGCCGTGGGAATCGTGAAGGTAATCAAGGACCGCGAAAGCGGCAGGGTATTAGGTCACAAGGTGTGGCAATTGACCAGGGACTTAGGGCCAAAACGGCCGCTGACATGGAAGGACGGGAGGGTCTACGACCCGAATTCAGACGCTGTGTTCGAACGGCCGGTGCCCGATGACCATGAAACCACAGGAACCGGATTGGTTCGACGCTCTGCGGCGAGCCTGTGACGAAAGCTCCCAGGCGGCGGTGGCACGCCGCCTGGGGGTGTCCCCGGCCACCATCTCGCAGGTGTTGAAAGGCACCTACAAGGCCGATTTAAGTGGCATCGAGCAGCGCGTGAGAGGCGCGCTGCTCGGAGAGACGGTGGACTGCCCGATCCTTGGCGACATCAAGCGCAATGTCTGCCTCGATTGGCAAGCCAAACCGTTCGCCGCGACCAATGAGCTGCGCGTGATGCTCTATCGCGCCTGCCGAGACGGTTGCCCCTATTCCAAATTGCAGAAGTTGGAGACCGACGAATGATAACAAACCCAACACAACTCAACCCATCTAATGCCGACCTCCTCCGCCGGCTCGACCTGGCCCGCGCGGCGCTGATCGATCTCGACGGGCTCGGGATCGAGGTGAGCGGCATCGATCTCGGCGGCGAGGCGGTGACGCTGACGGTGCCCAACACCGCCGCGCTCGCGCAGCTAAAGGGCGAGCGCGTCTGGTGGGCGGGGCCGACGCGGCACAAGCCGCAGGTGGTGCGGGAGACCTGGAACGCCCGGCACATGGGCTGCATCGTGAAATGGACCGTGCGCCGGCTTTACGAGGAAACCCTCCAGGGGGCGGACCATGACTGAGTTCATCCCCGCGAATTCCAACCCGCTGGTGCGGGCGCTCAATCTCGCCCGGCTGGCCATCCTCGACCTCGACTGCCGGGGCGTGGACGTGCTGGGCCTCGAATCGGTCGAACCCCGGCCGGTGATCGCCGTCCGGCCGGGCAACGCGGTGCGGCAGCTCAACGGCGTCCTGGCCTTTGCCATCCCGGCCGAGCCGGGCGTCCGCGAGTGCTGGCTCGCCGAGCACATGGGCTGTCTCGTGAAGTGGATCGTCCACGATCCGCGGGAGGCGCGCCATGGCTGACGCCAAAACCTGCCGCAAGTGCCGGGAAACCAAGCCGGTGGACCGGTTCTACATGAATAAAAGGGGGCGGGATGGCCGCCAAGCCTGGTGCATCGTCTGCTGCAAAGCCGCGAGCGCCGCCTCGTATGCCCGGAAGAAAGAGTCCGCCGTCGAGCCGACCGGCCCGGTGCCGGCGCCCTTCTTCCGCATCTTTGACGTCTGGCCGCTCTTCCCGCCCTTGGTAGGCCGGGATAAGCCTGTCCTGAGCGAAGTCGAAGGGCCTGTCCTGAGCCCCGACGAAGGGGCGGAGCCGTTCCCGGCGCACACCGCCGGAAACGCTGACGCTTATTCCGGCCTACACCGGCCGCAGTCCCAAACCCAACCCTTTGCCGATCCAGCCCGGAGGACCGCATGAGCATCACCCCCGAAAAAGCCGCCCGCGTGGCGGACAACATCGCCAAGGCCGCCGAGGCCGCGGAACGCCTGGCCCGGATGGGGCTGACCGTCGAATCGGTCGTCGCCACCCATCGCGACGTCCGCATCACCGTCCGGCCGGGGCGCGCCTGCGCCGCGCTCAAAGGCCAGTGGAGCCGGATGCGCGTCGAGGCCGGCAAACGGCTCCATCACATGGTGGCCGTGTTCCACGACTGCCTGGTCGAGTGGGACACCGAATATTGCCCCCGGCCGCGCCCAACTCGCGACGACGCCCCCTATTGGGCGCACGCCCGAACCGTCGAACTCAACCCACCCCTGGAGGCGTGACATGCCCGGCATCATCGGCGCACTCCTTTACATCGGCATCGGTCTTTTCTTCGGCTTGCTTATCGGCGGGCTGTTCGGTCTCGGCGAGCGCGGCGACACCGCCGCCCTGCCGGCGGACCTGCCCGACACGCCGGACGAACACGAAAACGTTTTTCAACTCTTCAACCCACTCGATTAAAACCATGAACGCACACGTAAAAGACCTCATTCCCCAAGGCTACCGGCAGAACGCCCAGGGCCACCTGGTGCCGGAATCGGCCATCGCGCCGATCGACCTGGCGCGTGACGCCCTGGTGAAGGAGATCGTCGAGCAAGCGCGGGCACTGCAAGCCAAGATGCGCGAGTTCAAGCAGCGCGCCATGGGCGACGTGCTCGCCTTCGTCGACCTCGCCGCCGAGCGCTACGACGCCAAGGTCGGCGGGCTCAAGGGCAACTTGACCCTCGCCACCTTCGACGGCGCCTATCAGCTCAAGATCCAGGTCGCCGACCGGCTGGTCTTCGACGAGCGGCTCCAGATCGCCAAAAACCTGGTTGACGCCTGCATCCATAAATGGACCGAGGGCAGCCGCATGGAGATCCGCGCCCTGGTCGAGCACGCCTTCCAGACCGACCGGGAGGGCAAGATCTCGACGGGCCGCATCCTCAGCCTCACCCGGCTCAACATCGACGACGACGACTGGCGGAACGCCATGCAGGCCATCCGCGACAGCATGCAGGTGGTGGGCTCCACCCGCTACCTCCGCGTCTACGAGCGGGCCGCCGACGGCGAGCGCTACGAGCAGATCACGCTGGACGTGGCGGCGCTTTAGAACGCTCATGCCGCGCGACTCACGGGCGCGGCCGCCCAGCCGGCGGTGGCGTAAAACACCGGCAGCCGGAGGCGGTTTTCACCTCGCCGCAGATCCGGCCGGAAGCCCCACGAGACGGGGCGTTGCAGCCGCGGGCGGGGTTAGTGGCCCCGCCCGCCTCTTACCCGAATCCTCCCGCCGGGAGGACATCGTCAAGGGGGAAGACATGACGGACACGACAGACGACCAGGTCGTCAACTTTCAGATCGCCAAGCGGCAACGCGAGAAGGGCGAGCTTTACCGCGTTGCGGGGCGGAAGCGCCGCCGGCCTTCGCATTGCCGGCACCTCGCCATCGAAACGGACGCGGATCGGCGGTTGCTCCATTGCACCGCCTGCGATACCTGGATCGACCCCTTCGAGTGGATCGACGCCATTGCCCGGAGAAACGAATCCATCGAATGGCGCCGCACCGCCTTGGATCGCGAGATCCGGGTGCTGACGGACGAAGTCGCCCGGCTCAAGGCCGAGCGCAACCGGCACAAAAGCGCCCTTCGCCGGGCGAAAAACAAGCATTCGCAGGGTGGGTTGGCGCAGCCCGCCGGAACCGGGGATCACTCATGAGCGACCGCGAAAAAATCATCGACAAGATCAAGAAATGCCTGCGGCTCTCGGCGTCGAGCAATCCGCACGAAGCCGCGGCCGCTCTCCGCCAGGCCACCACGCTGATGGAGAAGCACGGCATCGACCATCATGACATTCTGCTGTCGGACGTCTCCGAAGCCGATACCAAAAGCGGCGCGAAGGAGGCGCCGCCCATTTGGGAATCCAGGCTGTCCCGCGTCGTCGCCAATGCGTTCGGCTGCGAGATGTTCTTCGTCGGCGGCTGGTCGGCTGGCCATTGGCGCTTCATCGGCTGCGGACCGGCCCCGGAGATCGCCGGCTATACCTTTCAGGTGCTCGCGCGGCAATGCCGCAAGGCGCGCTCGGACTACATCAAGACCACCCTCAAACGGTGCAAGACGGCCACCAAGACCAAACGCGCGGACCTGTTTTGCTTGTCCTGGGTGCTGGAGATCGCCCGAACCGTCCACGCCTTCGCGGCGGATCAACGGCAGCGGGACGCGATCGAGGCTTACCTCGAAAAACATTACCGCCAAGCGCTCGAACCGATTTCGCCCACCGACCGCGCGGCCCAAAAGAAGGGGCTCAGCGGCCGCGACATCGGCGACATGATCGCCGGCCGAATCGCGGCCAAGGACGCCGTACTCAATCGCGGCATCGCCGTGGGCGAGCCCCGGAAGGCTTTGGAGAACAAGGGATGAAGACAACGCCACGCCCCGAGCTCATCCGCCGCGAAATCGCCAAGATCCACGTCTTGAAGGCCCGCCTAGGGCTCGATGACGACGCCTACCGCGCCATGCTCCTTGAAATCGGCGGCGCCGCATCGAGCAAAGATTTGTCGGCCGACGGCCGCGCCAAGGTGCTCGACCACCTCGCCCGCCTCGCCGGCAAAAACGCCCACCACCCCGGCCGGCCGCGCAACCTCGACCAAAACGCCCAACTCCAGAAGATCGAGGCGTATCTCGCCGAGGCCCGCCGGCCTTGGGGCTACGCCCACGCGATGGCCAAGCGGATCTGCAAAAGGGAGCGGCTCGAATTCTGCACCGCCGAAGACCTCGGCAAACTGATCGCCGCGCTCGAATACGACGCCCGGCGCAAGGGGAGGAAGACCGCATGAAAACCGACACGATCCGCTTCGAAGCCGCCGCCGGCCGCATCGGCCACGCCATCGAGCAGGCGCAGATCGATTTCAAGCTCGGCGACGCCGAGGTGTTGAAGCTCCTGGCGGCCGAGCTCGCGTATCGATCGGGGCTGTTGGATAGCCCCGCGGTCGCGAACGATGCGGTTCGCGTTCGCTCACCACATCCTACGACGTCCGGCGAATGACCAAGCGCGAATTCCTCCAACACTGGGTTATACGCCTGGCTCCTAGCCCGGAACGTGTCGAGGCGGCGCTTGATGTGGGCGAGCGGATCTGGGAGGCTCTCACCCGCCGGGGCTGCGGCGCCCCGGCCCCCACCGGCCCGCGCGAGTCGGTCGACTGGTACGGTCAGCTCGACGAGCGTCAGCGGCATTGGTTCGACCAGTTCTGGGAGGCGTTCGGCTACAAGAAGGACCGGAACGGCGCGGCGATGCGCTGGTGCCAACTCGGCGAGCTCGACCAGGAACAGTATCGGCACATCGTCGAGTCCGCGAAAGCGGAAGCCGCCCAGCCGCTCGCGCCCGGCCAGGTCCGGAAGATGGCGCAAGGGTGGCTCCAGGAGCGGCGCTGGACCGACACCGCGCCCACCAAGACCCAGGAAACGCGCCAGAAAACCGGTCTTGTAAGCGGCTTTAAAGCCACGTTACGGCACCTTGAACGGCTCAACGAAGCCGCGCCGAACCCGCGCATTCAGGCCCAGATCGACGACCTCAAGGCCAAGATCGCCGCCGAGGAGAACGCCCATGCTTGACGCCGAAAGCTTCGATCAAAGCCTAATCCCCGCATCCCTGCAACCGATCGTCGACCGGATCGGGCTGGACGCCGCGCTCAAGCTGGTCAAAGCCTACGGCGGCGTGCGGCTGTACGTCCCGAAGAAGGTCGACGTCGACCATCCGCTGGCGGCGCTGATCGGCTACCCGGCCGCGAAGGCGCTCGCGGCCGAGTTCGGCGGACAACCCCATTTCGACATCCCCAAATGCGAGGCGGCGCTCCGCGAGCATCGCAACCGCCAGATCCGGCAGGACCGCGCCATGGGCCACAGCATCCGCGAGCTGGCCTTGAAATACCGGCTGACCGAAAAACAGATCGGCAGCATTCTCGCCGAGGCGGTGCGGGACGAGCGGCAGATCGAACTGTTCGAATCTTAGCGATCAGCGATGGACGGGTTTTGCCGCCTTCTTCTTGAGTTGTTTGAGCGCTTCCACGGCGACCTTGAAATGCTCGATCCGGGTGATGACGCGATCAAGATCGATCGACGTGTATTCGCGCTCGAACTGCTCGGGGTTGGCATGGTAAAGGTGCGCGAGATCGGGGTTCGGCGGATCGCCCTCGACGGCGTTGCGCAGCTCCCGATAGAAGCGTTCGAGTTCTCTGAGATACGGATCGACATGATCCTTGCGATAAATGGCCACTATCCCACCCCGAGGAAAAACGATGATAGACGCACCCGAAACCTTCGAAAGCATAGAGCAAGAACGCCGTCGGCGCATCTTGGCGCTACTGCCTGAAATGGAGCGCCGCGCCCAAATGCTGCGCGACGTGTTGAACCGAGCCGCCGCCGGCGAAGACGTGCCCTGGCACGACATCGACCTGACGCGCGCCGATCTGGCCGCGGTGCTGGCGGTGATGGTTCCGCCGGCGGGCGAGGATGAGGACTGA